CCCGGGCAGTATGGCACAGCCTGTCAACTCTCACAGTGTCACAGAGCGAACAGCGGCCCCTGTCAACACTTTGCTATCCTACGGATACCCTCTGATGGCGACCCTTGAAGTCGTGTCGGCCCGATCGCCGACCACCTGGCGGCGCGAGTGGCGCGTCCGCCTCGCGCTCGACGGCGAGCCCCGCCGCGGCGGTCTCATTGTCGGCACTGGCGTCACGCGGAGTGCCGCGCTCGCGGACGCGCTCGCGACGCTCGACGTGTTTACCGACCTCGTGATGCATACGCTCACGCCGCCCGCGGTCCAGCAGGACGCGGCGAGCTAGTTCGGGGTCGCCTCATGGCTGTGCGTCCTCCGTGGGCCGCCATCGCGTGAAGGCCGAAACATCCCAATGTGTGTTGTCGTCCTCGGATCTCCAATGCGGCCTGTATCCGTCGCCGCCCCAAATGGCACGGACGCGAATAATGGCCCCGTCTTCGTCCTCAACCTCGACGATCTGTTTATGCGGCGGTTTCCCGGCTTGCCACTGCTTCATCGTCACCTCCCGACCCCATTAAACCTATCGTGTAAATACGCCAACAGAACCACGGTGCCAAATGAGCACCATAAAACCCACACCATTAACGCATTTAAGATAAAGCTCGGTTTCACTTGTCCTCCGTGGGCATGAGGGCGAGCACACGCTGAAGCGCAGATACCCACCCTCCATAGAACTCGTACTGACTTCTGATTTGATCAAGCCGTGCGGCTTCCTTGTCTTGCTCTCCAAAGACAAGCAACTGCTCAATCTGCGCCCGGAGCGTATCTATCTGCCTCTTTAGTGCGTCAACCTTTGAGCGATGCATCCGAGTTTCTGTTTCCCACGCATTAAAGGCATACAACACATAGCCTTGCGGTTTATTGACACGTAACGCTTCTGATTCTTCTGGATCGTCGCTAGTGTGTAGCGGTTCAATCATCTGCGCCCGGAGCGTGGTGGCGTCGGCTTGTAACTTCTCTGCCCTGACGAACTGTTCCTCATGAGCAACACAGAGTGACTCGATACGCCTCTCCGCTGCCGTGCTCTCGGCGGGTGACGGCGGGGTGGCGAGTTTGATTCTTGTTAAGATATTGCGGAGTCCGTCCGCTATATCGCCCATCCCTAGCGCGAAAAAGTAACCGATGGAATCCTCTAATAACTCAACGTCTGCGTCCTGCGCCCCGCCAGCGGACGCCGGGGGAGCGAGTTCTTTTACAAGGGCTTCAATCGCGAACACTTTCCGCTGTGCTTCCATTAAGCGGTCATCGTTGATGCAGTGCCGAATCTCGGACAACAGCACGAATATCTTCTGGGTGGTCGAGAGTTCTGGGCTCATCGCGGCAGCCTCTGCAACCCAACGGCCCGCGCTCCGTCTATCGTCGCGTGATAACACGGGTCCGCTGACAGCCCATAGCATTCGTTCTTAACAGTAAAACCAGCCGCGCGCAGACGTTCCATGCTCGCTACATCCTCGCCGCCAGCCACGAAGTAATTCCGATAGCCGAATAGACACCGCCCAGACACTCCGAGCATGTGCCGGAGATTGTCGAGGTCGTTCACTGTGATCTGTTCTTGGCTCATCCCTGTGTCTCCCCCTCAAGAAAAAGCGCAACTTCACGCACCAGCCATATCTGCTCTTGGGAGAGGTGCTTACCCTTGCTCGTCAGGTTCATTTCAACCGACTCAGGCCATGTCATTCGGGAATCGTTGTAGCCCTTGCGCGCACCCCACCAGTCACAGACCATCTCGATTACGTCGAGAAAGGTCATGCGCGCCGCAGAGTGCGCCGCCCAATACGTCGCGTCGTCGGGGAGGCCGCGATCTTTCTCAGCCGCGTCACCAAGCAGCTTCGGCCGTTCCGGGTGGTGGCTATTGCGGGAGAAGTGCAGATCAATCGTCGCTTTCTCTTGCTGCATCGACGCCTTGTATTCGGGCGTGCCGAATTTGTTCACGCGTGCTATCGCATTAATCCGAGCGAAGCCAGCGAACTCGTCGTCAAGCATCTTCGATGCGTCGTGCTCCAGCGACCGGCGCTCCAGCGCCTGCGTCACAAACACCAGCGCCAACCTGACGTAATCGCGGTGTCGGCTGTAGGACCGCAGCAGCCCGAACGCATCCGCCGCCGTGAAGGTTTCAATTTCACTCATCCCTGTGTCTCCTGTGCGCTCACGCCGCACGGTTTACGGCATCGCCGCATGCCAGCGGCCCGGCCCGTGACAGTACGCGACGTCGAGCGCGAGCACGAGGAGCACGAGCCCCAGCGATAGGACCGCCGCTTTCCCCACGCTCACCCCATCCACGACCCCGGCCCCATCGGCCGCGGCCCCGACGCGGGCGGCTCGGACGCGACCGTCGGCCGCTGCCGCCGCGGCGAGAAATTGAGCTGCAGGTACTCCGCGCCGTTCTGCGCGTGCTCATACCAGCCGTCCTTCTGCGGGTGCCGCATCGGCTTGTGGTTGACGCTGATCATGTGTGCGTCCCAGACGTACCCGCTCTCGCAGCCGTCCGCGTAGAACGCCCACTTACTCACGCCGCGCCGCGACGACACGAGCAGCCAGCGCGCATCGTCAATGCCGAACCCCTCGCCGGTCGCCGTGCGCTGCCGCATCGCCTTCGCGAGCTCCTCGATCATCGCGAGCCGCACGTCGGGCGCGTTGCTGTTGTCCTGGAAGGAGATGCGATGCCGCGCCGGGTAGTGCGCGCGCAGAATCTCGACGCCGTTCTGCCGCAGGCCCTGGCTGGACTGATGACTGCCGGCGGGGTCGCAGCAGGTCTTCAGATCTTTCACGCCGGGGAACCACTCCTCGCGATACCGCGTGACGACGCGCATGAAGTCATCGAGGAACAGGTCCTCGCCCTGCACGCCGCCGAGAAACAGCACCGCGCCGAACGGGTCCACCTGCCGCGCGACCCAGCAGGGGTGATGCTTGCCGAAGTCGATCGCCTCCTCCAGCGGCAGCGCAGGATTAAAGGTCAGCGGACGCACATGCAGCCGCCGGTTGAACGCGCCCGCATACACCGGGTCGCCGATCACGTTCATGCCGCGCAGCCCGTTGAGCAGTGTCTGCCGCTTCGGGTGCCCGAGCGGGTAGGTCTCCTCGAGGTTGCGGATCGTGTCGGCGTCGAGGTTGTGCGCGTTGTCATAGACACTCAGGGGAATGTAGCGCCGGTGCGGCACCGTGTTGTCCGCCGGGAACTCTTTGGCGATCCAGTGCGTTTCTTCGACCGCTTGCGGCGTGATGACGATCTGATGCGGGTAGCCCTTCTGCGAGAGCCGCGCCTTCAGCTCGTGATACACATCGCGCGGCATCTCCTCGGCCTGGTCGATGTAGACGCGCGCGAGCGTCAGCCCGCGAAACTTCGCGTAGCGCGTCTGCTGGTCCTGCGCCTTCAGCCCGCGCACATACGCGCGCGCGCCGTTGGGAAATTCGTCGTAGTGTTCCATCGCGTTCCAGCGCACGCGCAGGCCCGCCTTGTCGAGGATGCTCCTCCAGATCGGTTTCAGCACCGTCTGCATCGCGTCCTCCGTCCAGCGCGCGAGCAGCGTGTGCATGCCGGGGTGCGCGACTAGCGCGTTGATTTCCTTCCACAGCGCGATCGTGGTCTTGCTCGCGCGCAGCGCGCCCTCGACGTCGAGCGCGTGCGTCGTGTCCGTGAGCGCGTCCCACTGCTTGCCGCGCCACGTCATCGTCAGCGCGCGGTCGAGGGTGGCGGTTTTACCCATTCGCAGTCATGCGCTTAAGAATGTTGACAATCCGAGTCACCACGGCGACGTGTGCCCATCCGCCTAAATTGCGCTCGTCAGCATCCACCCAGAGCACTAACCGATCCGCCTTCTCGCCCCGCCCATTGACGAATAGGTCATCTGCGATCGCCCGCGCGATCTCCTTTGATGACTTCGGCCGGGTCTGCTGCGCCATCTCTCACTCCTGTAGTTGCTGATGCACGATCCGCACGTTCACCGGCGCGCCGCCGGGGCCGGTCACAGTCATCTTCAGCAGCCCGAGATGCTGCGCCAGCGTCTTCAGCGCGTCGACCTTCGGCGCGAGCTTGATCTTGTGGATGTACTCGACCTCGCCCTCGTCAATCGTCTTCGTCGCGACCTCGATGCCGACGACCGCGCTCGCGATCGCCGCGTCGTAGTCTTTGGGCTGTTTGAGGCGCCCATCGGGATCGAAGATGCGCCGCACATCGGCGTAGGCGACGTTGGCAAGCTCCAACAGCACGCGCTCAGCCGTGATGTCACAGCGCGCTTGTAACGCCGCGAGGTTCCGCTGCACCGCCGCCGCGATGTCAGGTTTTGTCAGGTTCTCGTGCGCGACCGCCCGCGCCGACGCCGCCGGGTAGCCCGCGCGGATCGCGGCCTGCGTGCCGTTGTAGTCGACGAGGTATTCCTGAATAAAGCGCGTCTGCTTCGCGGTCAGCGGCCGAACGCGCGTCTTCAGCTTCCCCATCTACCCCTTCGGCGCGATGAACTCGCGCCCGCAGACGTTACAGAACCAGATCACGAGCGGCGTCGGCGGCGCCGACAGGTAGTAGATCGACCGCCGCGCCGTCGGTTCGATCTGCCGATCCTCGCCGCAGTGCGGGCAGCGCACGGGGTCGCGCGGCGCGCTCACCCTACTCAAGGCCATAGCGCGCCACCCAATGCTTCGCGGCGCGATCAAAATCCGCCCCAGGCCCGCCGCCGTCGGCGGCATGCACGCGAATAAACGCCCAGAAGACGATGCGCGGCGGCAGGTGGCAGACCACCCAGAGGGGAAAGCCGTCTCGGTGGAACCAGTGCCACCAGTCCCGCGGACCGAAGCCGCGCGTCCAGAGTCGCCACATCGTCAGACCTCCACCCCGAACGGTAGGCTGACTTCGCCCGCCAACCAGCGCCGATACTTCAGCGCGGGGCCTCGGGTGAAGTTCAGCACCGGGATCGGCTTCTCCCGCGCGACGACGCGCCATTCAATCAGACAGCGACACGCGCAGGAATCGCCCACACGGACCAACCAGGATCGCTCACGGCGCATGCCCGAGTCCGGCGCCACCCACTGCGTATGAAACCAGATCACGTGCTCACGGGCGACAAACGCGGCGCCGCGGATCAACATCTGCTTCATCTGCTGGTTGATGCCCGCATAGGGCGGGTCAAGGATCACCACGTCGAAACTATCGCGGGCGAACGGCGGCAACCACGCATCGCCCCGCACGTGCGGCGTCGTCGTCGGGTCGATGTCCAGCTTCGTGCCCCACCTAGACAGCCCGCCGAAGAGTTGGAGCACCGTCCGGCCCGCTGTGATGTCGCGGAGCAGCTTCTCCACCGTTGGTGGATATGACCAGCGATTCGCCGCGCCCTGCCGCGCGTTTGGGCACCATAACGCCTCCGGCCGTCGGCTGATGGTCATACCTCCCGCACCGTCATCCCATGCACACACTCCGCGAGCCGTTTCCGCAGCCGGTAATCCGTCGTCCGCGTCGCCGTGCTCTTCACGTCCTCGACGACGATCTCGCCGGTCTGGAGATCGCGATACCGGAAATCCGCCGTGTAGCGGCCGACCGTCGTGACCACGAGCGGCGCGCCGCTGCGCCAGATCTCGACGACATGGAGCGGGAACGCGGGCTGACCCTCGAGCTGATCGATGAGCCCCGCCTTCGCGAGCAGCCGCAGCTCCAGATACCGCGCGGCCTCCTTCGTCGACGCGAACCGCACGCCGTCGACGTGCACGGGGATCGCGTGGTACTTGTGCGGCTTCGGCGCCGGCGCCGGCCCCGGGTCGGCGCGCAGGAGCCCATGCCGCACGGCGTAGGCGTGCCAGCCGTCGCGCTGGGCGTTCATCGCACGCGCGCCCCTTGCGGGGCTTTATTGCGCCGCCAGCGCGCGGCGTCCGGACAGGTCGCGAAGTGGGACGTTGTCCGGTCCATGTCGACGAGCACGACGCCCTCCCGTGGGTCCATCACCGGGCTCAGGATGACGGGATCGTTGAACGGCATCCGGCGCGCATTCGGCACCGTCACCGCCCACACGATCGGCGCGTCACACGAGCGGCAGCGCCCGCGCTGTTGGGAGTGCTGCTCGATCGCGATCGGGTGCGGCGTCACAGGCGATCCCACCGGAGGCGGGTCGCGCCTACCGCAAACGGTTTACGTCGCCCGATCACCATCTGCCAGTCGCTTTCGGCGACCACCACGTCCGCCATGAGTTGCACCGGATGAAAGCCGTATCGACTGAGCCGCTCGCGCTCACGCGCGGTGAACCACCGCCCAAGCGCCTCGCGACTCTGGCACGCCGTGCCGTAGTGCAAGTGGGAGGGCAACGCGCGCAACTGGTCGATCGGCACAAGATCGAGGATCGTTTCCGCTAACCGATCGGCAGGCGCATCGCCCTCGATCCAGTAGTGGCTCCACCCTGGTCGCCACGGCCCGCGCCCATCCCGCGCCTGCACGCGAAAGACAGCGCGCCGTGTCACACGTACCGCCCCCGCACGACATACGCCGCCATCGAATCCCCGCGCCCCGGCACCGTCCAACTCTGCCCCGCCGCGAGGTCGGCCTCGGTGACTTTCGCGAGCGTGAGCGGGTCGAACGCCTCGACATGACACGCCTTGCGCGCCGTCCCCGCCGGCACCGGCCCCGTCGCGCCCGCGCTTTTGCAGCCGGTGAGCATGACGACGAACTCGGCCCCTGAAATCGCGGCGTAGTTCTTGTTCACCGCCGGCGCGCGATCGTCGGTGTCCTCCCAGAAGCCGTCATGCGCGTGCAGCGGCAGCGGATGATCGTCGCGGCCGTTGTTCACGCATTTCCAGTTCTCGACGCCGAGCGGCAGCAGCCCATCGCACGCGCGGACGGCCGCCATGATCGCGTCGATGTTCGGGACCTCCCACATGTTCTCGGGCCGGCCGTGGTTGGGGTCCGCCTCGCCCGTCACGCCCTGCCCGACGTGGAGCACGTAGCCCGCCCCGCCGCACATGATCCCGAGGAGGCGCGCGCAGGCGAGCTGCAGCGGGTTCGACAACTCCTCGACCGACGACTGCGGCCCCTGCGGCTCGTTGTTCCAGGTGTCGGCGGGGAAGTCCTTGAAGTCGTAGCCCTGCCGGACGTGCGACCAGTAGGCGTCATGGTCGCTCCGGCGCGGATGGATCGTGTAGGCCGATCCGGAGGCCGCCTTCGTGACCTCGCGCGCCTGCTCGTAGCCATCCGCCTCGGGACACGACAGGCTGATAAGGTTGGGGCTGATCCCGTCCACGACCCGCGTCATATCGATCAGGTCCTGCCCGCCCACTTTGTCGAGCCGCGCCCACTCGTTCGCCATCTCGTAGTGCATGACCTTCGACTCGCGGCCGACGAGTGCCGTCGCGACCTGCCGCGCGAGGTCCGTGGGGACGAAGCGGCGATCGCCGGTCGTCTGGTCGAACTGCGTCCCGCCGACGATCGTCATCTCCGTCCGCAGCCCGTGGTCATAGGCGGCGTCGACGAACCCCTGGAGCTGCGGCGCGTAGTCCGGCCACGCCCACGGCTCGATCGATCGGCCCACCCAGTCGACCTCGCCGAGGATGCGGAGGTAGTCGAACCGCTTCGGCGCAAGCCACGCGAGATGCGCGAGCACGCGATCGCGCTCATACTTCCAGCCGTAGACGCCCCAGAAGAACGTCAGGCCGAGCGGGTGAAAGATGCCCGTGTCGTCGCGGATAACTTTATGTTCCGCGCGGACGAGGCCGGTGCGCGCGACCAGCGGCGGCGGCGGGAGGAGCGCGGGCGCGTCGAGGAGGAGGAGGCTCATACGGGTTTCCGCTGCCCAACTACCGTCGTGGGACCGATTAACGACTGCATCTGATGCTCCATCTCTGCCTCCGTCTCTCCCACGAAAATCATGATCTTCAAACCCGCAGGCACTGCCATCCCATGCGTCTCGCGCGAGATGTCCATCGGTTGTCCTTGTTCCATGCGGTCACGATTCGCGCGCGACAATCCCAACACCAGCAACGTGCCGCCCTTGTCGAGCCCTGCACTCGCGATGAACATGGCTAGTAGCGCCCCTCGTGGGTGATGGCCGCGTTCGCGAGCATCCGCGCGTCGATCAGGTTGTTCAGCGCGCGCGTTCGCGTCGGGCACTCCGGCACATTGCGTAGAATCGACTTTGCCGCTTCAATGAGATCCCCGACGACTTCGGCGCCGCGCCGTTTTTGGTCGTCGTTCCACACTTGGAATGTAAAGGCGTGCTCCACGTTGTCGAGCGTGAGGCGCGTAGGCGCGACGCGCGGCGGATCGTACTCACGAGTCACAGGGGCGACTGGATCAGTCATGAATCTCCTCCATAGTCTTGGGTCCGCTAACCACCATCTCTCGTAGTGCATGTCGCTTAGGCCTGTGTCACCAGCACCGGGACCAGTAAGCCCCACCGCCCCGGGAGACACGAATAGCCACACACGCCATCGGGCGGACACGCCGGGTCGATGAGGATCTCCACCGGCAGCCCATCGGCACAGCGGGGAAACGTGCGCAGATCCCAGCGCCGGATCGCGCACCCCGCCAGCCCCACGAGCGCGAGCGCGACGACGAGGCGCATCAGTCCACCAGCGGAAACGCGAAGAACTCGCCCGCCTCGCGGAAGATTGCGCGCGCGCCGTCCTTCGACGGCACCCACGTCTCCCACGCGCCGGCCGCGTCCTTGGGCCGCGTGTCCTTCCGGCCGTCCGGCTGCACCGACAGGATGGTCGCCGTCTGCCGCTGCCCGTCGGGGCCGTGCTTCGGGTAGTAGGTGCAGAACGCGCCCGGCTGATGCGGGGCTTCAAACGAGAGCTCACGCGATATGCAGTAGGTCGCGACGCCGGTGTCGTCGGGCATGGGAGGCTCCTCCTGCGGCACCTGGTAGGCCGCGGGTTTCCAGTCGGTCAGGGTGCCGTCGGGGAGACAGCGGCGGATGCCGTAGGTCTCATAGTCGTGGATGCCGTCGTTGATCTGGTAGAGACAGGCGACCTCGGTGTAGGCGCGCCAGAACTCCCACTCTTTCGCGATCTGCGCCGCCGCGTATTCTTCGCTGAACTGCAGGCCGACCTGTAGATATTTCTCGCGCTTCGCGCCACTGCGCGCCGTGCCCGTCGGGTACCCGAACTCCGTCACGAGAAACGGCTTCCCGTCACAGTACCGCAGCAGCGCCGCGACCTCGTCCGCGCGCGAGTCGAAGCCGGCATGCGCCCACTCGAACGTCCCGTCGCCGTAGCGATGGACGCTGATCCCGTGCAGCCCCGGCGGCCAGCCCGCGCCGCGCACGCGCTCCAGCCAGTAGAGCGAATCGCGGTCGAGGTTCGAGAGCGCGGGCGCCCAGAGCCGCAGATGGAAGTACGCCGCGCGCTCGCACGCGAGCTCCAACATGTCGCGGTAGCTCGACGGACTGATGTCGCCGTCGGGCTCATTGCCCCACTCGACGTCGACGACCGACGGCGTCACGCCGAGGAGCTCGAGCCGGTCGAGGTCATACACGATCGGCAGCGGGTGCAGCGCGGCCTTGTCGGCGTCGTCGATCATGCCGGTGAGCGTGTCGAGATCGGAGGTCTGCGCGTCGATCCGCGCCCACTGGAACCCGAACGCGCGGATTTGCTCGAGCGTCGGGACGTCAACGCGCGCGTTGAAGTGCGTGCCGAGACTGGGCGCGTAGGTCATGACTCCCGCTCCCCCTCATCGCGCAGGAGCCGCCCGATCTGTTCGAGCGAGTCCTTGATGTTCGCGACGCACATCCCGACATGCGCGGAGAGGTCGCGGATCGCCGCGTCGAGCGCGACGAGCGGACAGGTCGCGTAGTGCTGCCCGTTCACGTCGTGACAGAGCGTGCAGACGAGGCGCCCGCCCTCGCGCCGCGTGAATCGGATCGGCGGCGGGGTGGGCGGCTTACCCGGCATCGGAGCCTCGGCCGCCGACGACGTGAAAGCGCCGATCGGGCGTGTCCATGCCGGGACGCGGGCGCGCCGTGTTCGTCTCGATCAGGAGGTCCACCTGCTGGGCCTCCTGGATCGCGATCTGGTAGCGC